TTGGGACACAGGAAATGTACGTTAACAGTAGAGATGATTTGATAGATTACTGCCTACGCAATCTGGGACATCCAGTAGTTGACATCAACGTTGACGATGAGCAACTGGACGATCGAATTGAAGAAGCATTACAGTGGTTTCGTGAACACCATCCAGATGGTCAAAGACGATTCTACTTGAAACATCAAATAACACAAACCGACATTGACAATCAGTATGTTGACTTAGATGATAATCTAGATCTATCTGCAGTTGTACGCATGGTCCCTATCACATTCAACACTGCGCATCGTGGATGGTTTAGTGATGCGTGGCAGGTGATGGCCTACACAATCACAGATTTTACCCGTCAAGGTGGTATTCTTGGTGACCTTGCGCACTATGAGTCGATGCAACAACAATTGTCGTTATTGGATATGAAACTTGGTGGCACTCCACAGTTGACATTTGACCGACAGTATAATAGAATTAATCTACATATTTCCAAAACAAAACTGAAGGTGGACGACTACGTTCTGTTTGAGGTTTACTCTATCCGTGATCCAGATGACTCAGTCACTGAATACAACTCTCTATGGAATCACCGATTCATCAAAGAATACGCAACCGCACTGATCAAACGTCAGTGGGGTACCAACCTAATTAAGTTTGACGGTATGACACTCCCAGGCGGAGTTACCGTTAACGCACGTCTTATCTACGAAGATGCATTAGCAGACATTGAAAGGATAATGGAAAAGTTCCGAATGGAAGAGGACGAAGGTCCAATGTTCTTCATGGGGTAAGACATGGCAACTAATCGATATATCAGTCAAAAGCATAGAGAAGAACAGGGTCTCTATGAGGACTTGATCATTGAAGCAATTCAGTTTTATGGTCAAGACGTATACTACCTACCAAGAGAAATTGTTGAGAAGGAAGAGATCTTCTTAGATGCAATTGAATCTCAGTTTTCAGATGCGTACAAAATAGAAGTGTTCATTGAAAACAGTGAGGCATTCGACGGTGAAGGAGACATCTTTACCAAGTTCGGTATTGAATTACGTGACCAAGCAACGTTTGTTATCGCACGTCGTCGATGGAAGCAACTAATCGGTGACCGATTATCAGAAGCACATTTCCGTCCACGTGAAGGTGATGTGATCTATTTGCCTCTATCAGAATCACTATTTCAAGTGATGAAGGTTGAGACAGAAACTCCGTTCTATCAGCTATCTCAACTACCTCTGTTCCGTGTTCAATGCGAACTGTTCGAGTTTTCGGATGAAGATTTTGACACAGGGATCGCAAGCATCGACCAGATCGAAGTCGAGGGTGCATTCCAATACGAACTTCAGATGCCAGGCCGAACCGAAGGAGACGACTCCTATTATATCGTGGGAGAAGAAGTATCGCAAGTGTCTGATTCCTATACGTTACGGGGTGAGGTCACCTCATGGAACTCTGACACTAGGATGCTGAAAATTGCACACACAAGAGCAGACGATGGGCAGTGGCACGAATGGGAAACCGATAAACCTGTTGTAGGTCAGTATGCACAATTAACTCCTGTATCCGAAGAGGAGAGTGTCACTCAGATACAGCAGGATGCACAAAACAAAAAGTTCAACGACTTCGCAAATGACTTCGTAGACTTCACTGAATCGAATCCGTTTGGAGATATACTGGAATGATGACGGGACATTTTTATCATAAGAAGATTCGCACATGTGTTGCGATATTCGGATCTATGTTTGATGACTTAAAAATATTGAGAACCAACTCAACAGGTAAAGTCATCTCTCAAACAAAGGTTCCTCTGTCTTACTCTCCTAAAAGAAACTTTATGGCAAGACTTGCCGATATGACTCAAGGTGAAGATGCTGAACGTAGAGTAGCAATTAAATTGCCAAGAATGTCGTTTGAGATATCTGCAATTTCTTATGATGCGGCACGTCAATTACCTAAAGTCAATACGTTTTCCCGTAGAGTTGCCAATTCAGACGGCACTGTATCTAACCGTATGTATGTCGGCGTACCTTACACACTGACCTTTGAACTAAGTGTGTATGCCAAATCACAGGATGATGCTCTTCAGGTAGTTGAACAAATTCTACCGTATTTTGCACCACAGTATACTCTAACTATAAAACCATTCTCAGACCAACCCGAAATCAAAGAAGATGTCCCAATTATCATATCGTCGGTCTCTTTCTCAGATGACTACGAGGGTCCATTAGAACAACGTCGTACTATTATATACACGTTGACGTTTGAAATGAAGACACACTTCTACGGACCAGAAGGTGGATCACCAGTGATCAGGGAAGTTAATACAGATCTAAATATCATCGATAGAGACGATGGGTCTTCTTCGTTTTTAGAAAATGTTAGAGTAACCCCAGACCCGATTGACGTAAGTGCAGACGGAGACTTTGGGTTCAACGTGGAATTAAGTGATGAGAGACAATCGTAAACCGCCTGGTCTTTTTGATGAAGATCAGAAGAAAAACTTTGTGCACGAGCAGGACTATGAGTACTCTCGTGATACGTATTATGACCTAATTGAAAAAGGTCGTGAGTCTCTAGAACTCATGATAGAAGTCGCACGTGAGAGTGAACACCCTCGTGCGTTTGAGGTTCTTTCCGGAATGATCAAGGGCATCGCAGATGTCAATGACAAGTTGATGGACCTTAACAAGAAACAGAAAGAACTTCAAAAAGAAGACAAACCTGCCGAGGCAAAAACTACTAATAATAATTTATTTGTCGGGTCAACTACCGATTTGCAACGTATGCTATTGGGTGATGAGAAAGTTATAGACCAAGACGAAGATGAGTAGTTATACAAAAGAATCCTATCTAGGCAATCCGAACGTAAAAAAAGATGGTGTCGCAGAAGAGTGGGATGCCAAGAAACTGCGTGAGTATAAGAAGTGCATGAAAGATCCTTCGTACTTCTGTCGTAAGTACGTCAAGGTCATTCATCTAGATAAAGGTCTGGTGCCGTTCAAACTCTATCCATATCAGGAAAAGATGTTTGAGCACTTCAATGATAATCGATTCAACATCGTACTAGCATGCCGTCAGTCAGGCAAGTCGATTAGTTCGGTCGGGTATCTATTGTGGTATGCACTTTTCCATCCAGAGAAAACCATCGCAATCCTCGCAAACAAAGGTGCGGTTGCTCGTGAGATGTTGGCACGTGTCACACTCATGCTGGAGAACCTACCGTTCTTCCTACAGCCAGGATGTAAAGCACTGAACAAGGGGTCACTAGAATTCTCTAACAACTCTCGCATCATTGCGGCTGCGACATCCGGATCATCTATTCGTGGTATGTCAGTTAACTTACTATTCCTAGATGAGTTTGCGTTCGTAGAGAATGCCGCAGAGTTCTATACGTCAACCTATCCGGTAATCTCATCGGGTAAGGACACTAAGGTAATCATCACATCTACTGCAAACGGTATCGGTAATACCTACCACAAGATTTGGGAGGGTGCGGTTCAAGGAGTGAATCAGTACAAACCATTCCGTGTAGATTGGTGGGATGTTCCAGGCCGTGATGAGAAGTGGAAGGCACAGACAATTGCCAACACATCGGGACTGCAGTTTGATCAAGAGTTTGGGAATACGTTCTTTGGTACAGGAAACACATTAATCGAAGGTCAGATATTATTGGACCTTCGATCACGTGAACCCATCCATCGATACGAGGGTGGGGATTTACTCATCTATGAAGAACCAGTAGAAGAACACCAGTACATCATGACGGTGGATGTTAGTCAGGGTAGAGGACAGGATTACTCGACATTTACGGTAATCGATGTATCACAAAGACCATTCAAACAAGTCGCTGTATATCGAAACAATACTATTTCTCCAATACTCTACCCCACTATTATTTATAAGTATGGAATGCTTTACAATGAGGCATACGTTGTGATCGAAAATAATGATGCTGGCATGGTCGTTTGCGTGGGTCTGTATCAAGATATGGAGTATGAAAATATACACTTAGAGTCCGCAATAAAATCTAATGCCATTGGAATTCGTATGGATCGAAAGGTCAAACGTATCGGATGTTCTGCGATTAAAGACATCATCGAAAACAACAAATTAAACATCGTCGATGAGAACACCATCTTGGAGATCTCCACGTTCGTATCTAAGGGACAGTCATTCGAAGCAAGTGACGGAAACCATGACGACTTAATGATGAACCTCGTGATGTTTGGATACTTTGTCGGGACGCAGTCCTTTGGTGATATGACCGATGTCAATATTAAGCAGATGTTATTCGATCAACGGATGAGAGAAATTGAAGACGACATCCCACCGTTTGGAGTTATTGATGATGGTAGTGAATTTATTACTCAAGTAGAACACCGAGAAACAGATCCACGAGAGCAATGGGGGGTGCCATATGAACCCGAATTATGGTGATATAACGGCAAAATCTAACAAGTTATAAATAGTTGAATGTGATTAATTACCGTATTATGTTAACTTATTATACCTTATTAACAGAAGGACACTATCATGGCTCTTTTAAGATCAGAGTCTCCTAACGTAACAGTCAAAGAAATTGACCTATCAGGTTCTATCCCTGGTGTCACTTCTACGACAGCAGCGTTCGTTGGAGATTTCGCATGGGGCCCAACTACTCCAGTTCTAGTCGGCACAGAGGAAGAACTGGTCAGTAAATTCGGGTCACCAAGGGACGGTGGGGATGCCAAGGATTTCTTAGCAATCACTCAATTCCTAAAGTATTCAGGTTCCGCATTCGTCACACGTGCAGCAGGTACAGGTGCAGAGGCAGCGACTGGGGGAATTTTTACAGCAAAGCACGTAGGTACCTACGGCAATCTAATTTCAGTTCACGTATGTGATTCTGCTCATTGGGCAGATACCACATCGGCAACCGTTACAGTAACCACCAATGTTCAAGCAACAGATGCAGAAGGAGATCTTTTATTTGAACAGATGCAACAGCCAGTTGTAGATGAAGACGGCAATGGTGTAGTAGACGCAGACGGGAATCCAGTAATGGAAACTGTTGACGATCCTACTAAACCTATCTATGAAACTGAAACAGTAGATGCTTCAACAGATGGATGGCAGTTTGCTAGTCTATTCACTTCAGCACCAGATTCTGACGAACGTCACATTGTCGTAACTGTCGACGGAGACGTTGTTGAAACATATGCATATGTCAAACTAACTTCGTCTTTCGATGGTGTTACAGGTGAGTCTCAGACTATCACTGAAGCAATGCGTGGTTCATCTTGGGTATCAGTTACTGAATCACCATCAACTATTGCCACTGGTGAAAATGCATTATCAGGTGGTGAAAACGGTACTGCAGTTAAAGCATCTGTTGCACTAAACTCTGCATACGGTGACAAGGATTTAATCCAAGTTGATTTCCTAGTAGCACACAACGTAAGCAAAGAAGATCTATCAGATGTTGTTGCTATTGCAGAACGTCGTATGGACTGTGTTGTTGTTGCGTCTCCAGACGTGGCACCTACATCTGCAAGTGATGTTACCGGATGGGCAAGTGCTCAACCATCATCATCTTACCTAATCATGGACGGAAACCACGTTCAGGTTTACAACAAGTACAGTGACCAATATGAAATGATCCCTGCATGTTCTACAACTGCTGGCATCATGGCCGCATCTGACGATGCGTCGGCACCTTGGTTCTCACCAGCAGGCACACGTCGTGGTCAATACTTCGGTGTATCAGCACTGTCGTTTAACCCAACAATGTCTGATCGTGACTTAATGTACAAAGCACGTGTCAACCCAATCGTGTCTATGCCAGGCCAAGGAACCGTACTATTCGGTGACAAGACTGCACTATCACGTCCATCTGCGTTTGACCGAATCAACGTCCGTCGTATGTTCTTAGTTATCGAACGTGCGATCGGTGAAGCGGCAAAGAGTGTGTTGTTTGAATTAAACGACGACTTTACTCGTGCAGAATTCACAAACATCGTAGAACCTTTCTTACGTGAAATCCAAGGTCGTCGTGGTATCACTGACTTCCGTGTTGTATGTGACGAAACAAACAACACAGCAGAAGTTGTTGACCGCAACCAATTCATTGCATCTTGCTTTATCAAACCAGCACGATCTATCAACTACGTAACTCTAAACTTCGTAGCGGTTCGATCTGGTGTTGAGTTTGAAGAAGTCGTCGGACAGGTATAAGGAGAATTATCATGTCATTAAGAGTAGACGATTTTAAAGCAAAACTAAAGGGTGGTGGTGCACGTGGCAATCTATTCCGTGTCATCATGAACTTCCCTCTATACGCAGGTGGTGATTCAGAACTAACATCATTCATGTGCAAAGCATCTCAATTGCCAGCATCAACAGTGGCTTCTGTCGACGTACCATTCCGTGGTCGTGTTCTAAAAATTGCGGGTGACCGTACATTCGAAGACTGGACAGTAACTGCAATTAACGATACTGGTTTCGAGGTACGTAATGCAATGGAACGTTGGATGAACGGCATCAATGCACACAGTGCGAATACTGGTCTTACTAACCCTGTTCTTTATCAAGCAGATATGGTCGTAGAGCAATTGGACAAAGATGGAAGCATATTGAAGAGATATGATTTCCGTGGTGCGTTCCCTACGTCTATTGGTGCAATCGAACTATCTTACGACGGCAATGATGCTATCGAAGAATTCGAAATGACTTTTGCTATCCAATACTGGGAGTCAAATACAACTAGTTAATAGTGGTATAAGTAATTGACGGGGGAGAGTAATCTCCCCCATACTTTATTATTAGAGGAATGTATGGCAGACAACAACAACATTTTTCAAGCATTCGGATTCGAACTCAAAAGAGTTGGAAGTGGGAATGAAGAAGATAAGAAGACACCATCGATCGTACCTAAGATCGATGAAGATGGTGCTGGGTATGTTACCGCCTCTGGATCGTACTTTGGGCAATACGTTGACCTAGAAGGTACTGCGGCAAAAGACAATGTCGATCTAATTAAAAAATACCGAACCTTGGCAGAGCATCCAGAGTGTGATGCGGCAATTGAGGATATAATCAACGAGGCAATCGTCTCTTCTGAAATGGAGAGCACGGTAACTCTGAACACAGAGAAAGTTGAAGCATCCGATAAAATCAAGAAGACACTCTCAGAAGAATTTAATAGTGTCGTTTCTATGCTCAATTTCGAAGAGCATGGTCACGACATGTTTAAGTCTTGGTATGTCGACGGTCGACTTTATCACCATCTTGTGGTAAACGAATCCAACCTGAAGTCAGGTATTCAGGAAGTTAGACCAATTGACGCAACTAAGATCCGTAAAGTAAAGGAAGTCAAGTATAGGAAAGACCCCAAGACAGGTGCTAAACTTGTTGATAAGGTAAATGAGTTCTACCTGTACCAAGAAAAACAAGGTAATGCAGCTGGTGTTAAACTGAGTGCAGACTCAGTATCCTACGTTACTTCTGGAATACTCGACGCATCGAAGAAGAGGGTACTATCCTATCTACAGAAGGCAATGAAACCTGTCAACCAATTGCGTATGATGGAAGATTCATTGGTCATCTATCGTATGTCTCGTGCACCTGAACGTCGTATTTTTTACATCGACGTAGGTAACTTACCAAAAGGTAAAGCAGAACAGCACATTAAAGACATCATGTCTCGATACCGTAACAAAATTGTTTACGACGCATCGTCCGGAGAGATCAAGGATGATCGCAAGCATATGTCTATGCTTGAGGACTTCTGGTTACCACGTCGTGAGGGTGGTCGAGGAACAGAGATCAGCACACTGCCAGGCGGTGAGAATCTTGGTCAGATCGACGACATCCTTTATTTTCAAAAGAAGTTATATCGTTCATTGAACGTACCTCTTAACCGTTTGGAGCAAGAAGCACAATTCTCATTGGGTCGTACGCAAGAGATCAACCGTGACGAAGTAAAGTTCCAGAAGTTTATTGATCGGTTACGTAAGAAGTTCTCTCATCTATTCTTAGGCATCTTGAAAAAACAGTGCCTACTGAAAGGTATATGTACTGAACAAGATTGGGAAACGTGGAAGAATGAACTGCAAGTAGATTACTCACGTGACAATCACTTTGTAGAAATGAAAGATGCAGAGATATTACGTGAACGTTTAGCATCGATGGACCAAATTTCTAGTTATGTGGGAGAGTATTTTTCACGAAAGTGGGTGATGAAAAACGTATTGATGTTCAATGATAAAGACATTGAAGAGATGGTGAAGGAACTTAACACCGAGACAGAAGCGTCTGGTGGTGAAACTGAAGATGAATAAAGGATAAATTTATGAGTGAAGTAGAAAACGTAGACCTAGAAAACGATTTTGAAATAGAGACTGAAGTAAATCCAGTAATGGACCTAATCAGTGCTCTACAGGGTCAAGACTACAATGTAGCAAATGATGTGTTTAACAATGTTCTTAGTGACAAGGTCGCACAATCATTAGATGCGTATAAGGTCGATATCGCAGATCAGATTTTTAACGGTGTTGAAGTTGATGAAGTAGATGAAGAACCTACTGCAGAATTAGACGACGATGTCGAATTCGACGATGAGGTTGAACTTTCGGACGACGAATTCGATGAAAATGACAGTTAAAAACTTTTTGTGTATAAATACCCTATAAAGAGGTCTAGGTGTGAAATCTTTTAAAGAAATTAGAGAGTCAAAGGATAAAGTCGTTTTCAAAAAGAAAATGTCTGGATATCCTGTTGTCATTACAAAAACTGCAAAGGGTTTCCACCTATCAATCGACGGAGATTCTGTCGATACGTTTAAGTCACAGAAAGAAGCAGAATCGACTGCAAAGCAAGTCTTAAAAGACTTAGGAAAATAAAATGAAACTGATCAGTGAATACGTAGAAAACGACATTGAATGCATCGTTGAAGCCAAAGAGAATGGCGAGAAGAACTATGTCATTGAAGGTGTATTCGCTCAGGCAGACAAAAAGAATCGTAACGGACGTATCTACCCAAAACCAATTATGGAAAGGGCAGTAAATACGTATGTTGAAAATCAAGTTAGCAAGAAAAGGGCAGTGGGTGAACTGAATCATCCAGAAGGACCGACTGTTAACTTGGATAAAGTTTCTCACCTCATCACAGACCTAAAACTAGAAGGTAATGATGTGGTTGGAAAGGCACAGATATTGGACACCCCAATGGGTCAGATTGTGAAAGGTCTCTTAGAGGGTGGTGTTCAACTAGGTGTGTCAACTCGTGGAATGGGAAGTCTTGAGAAAAGAAATGGCGTCATGTACGTCAAAGAAGATTTTATTCTTAATACGGTAGATATCGTACAAGATCCTTCAGCACCAGAAGCATTTGTTAATGGGATTATGGAAGGTGTCGATTGGGTCTGGAATAATGGAATACTTCAACCTCAAGTCATTGAAGATATAGAGACTGAAATTAAGCAAGCACCTATCGCACATCAACCTGAAGTGCAGATTCGTGAATTCAAGAATTTCCTCTCGTTAATCAAATCTAAACTATAAGGAGTCACTATGACTGATTTAAATCAAGTAGAAAGTGAAATCCGCGATCTAGATGTTGAAACAAACGAAATCGTGGAGGAAACTCTCGAAGAAGCACAAGCTCCTGCAGCAAAAGGAAAGCCAGACGTAAATGCAACTGACGAACCAGAATCAATTGGAT